AAGGTTCAGGAAGAAGATTATACACGGATGAAAATCCGAGAGATACTGTTGGAATTAAATTTGCTACCCCTACAGATGCCAGAAAAACTGTAGCCAAAGTTAAAAAAGTTAAGAAACCGTTTGCAAGAAAAATTCAAATTCTAACCGTTGGAGAACAGCGTGCCAAGGTTATGGGTAAATCACAAGTCGCTGCAATTTTTAAGAAAGGTAAAGATGCTATCAGGAGAACAAATAATAGAAAAGCTTAAGAGAAGAATAGATGCAACTCTGCAACAAATTGGTGATGCCATGATTACAGGTGGGGTTGACAGTATGGAAAAATACAAATATATGTTAGGTCAGGCACAAGCCTATCAACTTATAATACAGGAAATCTCTAACCTGCAAAAAGAGGATGAAAAGGAGCAAAATGACGGAAACGTTATCGACATCGGACAAGGAAGTACCAAAAACTAGACTGGCACTTCAAGAAAAATACAAAGAAGAAAAATCAGAATCACACGCTAAAAGATTAGACCCTGACAACATAAAAGATATGGTTGGTCAGTTACCTGAACCTGTTGGGTACAGACTTTTAGTTTTACCTTTTACACCAAAAGAAAAAACTAAAGGTGGAATTTTGTTTTCACAAGAACAATTAGACAAAGCAAGAATAGCGACGACTTGTGGTTATGTTTTAAAAATGGGAGATCTTGCATATAAAGATAAAGATAAATTCAATGCACCTTGGTGCAAAATAGGAGATTGGGTAATGTTTGCCAGATATGCTGGTGCACGTTTACCAATAGAAGGTGGAGAAGTGCGAATACTAAACGATGATGAAGTGTTAGGGACCATAAAGGATCCTGAATCAGTTCTTCATTACATTTAACAACATAGGAAGGAAACTATGCCAACAGAGAACGCACAAAAAACAGAAGATCTAATTGATGTAGGCGAAGAAAAAGGCGCTGAAATTAATTTAGATAATCAGGGTGAACCAGAAAAAGTTGAAACACCCGTTGAAGAAAAAATAGAAATCGAAAAAGTTGAAGATAAAACTTATGAGAATGAGCGTGAAACTAAAGTAGATAAAAAAGAAGATGAACTAAAAGAGTATAGCGAAGGAGTTCAAAAAAGAATTGCTAAACTTACTCGTAAAATGCGAGAAGCTGAAAGACAAAAAGAAGAAGCTATTGCATTTGCAGAAGCAACTAACAAACAAAAGAGTGAGTTAGAAGGAAGACTATCTAAGTTAGATAAATCTTACACTTCAGAATTTGAGACTAGAGTTAAAACAAATATGACAGCAGCAAGACAAGCTCTTAAAACTGCCATTGAATCTCAAGACGTTGAAGGACAGATTGCAGCTCAAGAACAGATTGCAAATTTAACTATGGACGCTGCAAGACTAAGCGCCATGAAAGCAGCTGAAGAAGCTAAACCAAAAGAGGTAAATGTAACACCTCAACAAACAAGAACATCTACTCAAACAGATCCCATGGCAGAAGCTTGGGCATCTGAAAATTCTTGGTTTGGTAATGACTCAGCTATGACTTATACGGCTTTTGATATACACAAAAAGCTTGTAGAAGAAGAAGGATTTGATCCAAAATCTAGAGAATATTATGCAGAAGTTGATAAAAGAATAAGACTTGAATTTCCGCATAAATTTGATAAGGTAGAGGACAATACTACAGAAAGAGCAAAACCTGCTCAAAATGTAGCTTCAGCTAGACGTTCAGCTTCAACAAAAGGACGCAAAACTGTCAAACTCACGCCTTCACAGGTAGCAATTGCTAAAAGATTAGGTGTGCCACTAGAAGAATATGCGAAACAATTAAATATCACGGAAGGAGTATAGGCATATGGAAAATGATAAAGTAAAAACTTCACGTGCGAGTCAGACTAGAACTAAAGCGGAAGCTAAAAAAGTTTGGACTCCACCCAACTCACTTGATGCACCACCAGCGCCAACTGGATACAGACATCAATGGATACGAGCCGAGATACTCGGACAACAGGACACTAAAAATGTAGCGTCCTCTTTGAGAGAAGGTTATGAATTAGTTAGAGCTGATGAATATCCTGAATCAAATTATCCAGAGATGACCGAAGGCAGATACGCTGGAGTAATCGGAGTGGGAGGCCTTTTGCTGGCAAGGATACCAGAAGAGATCGCAGAGCAGATTGATGCTTACTATAAAAAGCAAAATGAAGCTAAAGAAGAAGCAATTAGTAACGATCTTTTGAAGGAACAGCACCCAAGTATGAAATTCCAAAAGGAATCGAATACTCGTGTAACCTTCGGTGGTACAAAGAAAAGCTAATTATTTAGTAATTCCTATCCAACGAATAATTTAAACCGTGCTGGAGGCCCGTAAGGGCAGGCACATATAGGAGAAAACACTATGGCAAACCAAACAGCTGGCTTTGGATTCAGACAAGCACCTACAATGGGTTCTACACCCGCTACAGGTGGTCAAGCTGAGTACATGGTCAAATCAGGACTTGCTGTCGGAATTTTTCAGAACAATCCTGTTTCACTACAATCGGCAGGTGACACTGGGTATCTACAAGATGCTACAGCGGACACTATGGACGATGGAAAAGCGGGTGGAATAGATTGGTCAACTGGAACTTCAGGCATCACCCTAATAGAAGGCGTGTTCAACGGAATATTTTATATAAATAGTTCTACGAGCAAACCTACTTTCGCAAACCACGTGTTGGCTAGTACTACGTTCGGAACGGACTATAATACTGGTTCAAGCGACGGAATCGGCTTTGTTAACGATAATCCAATGCAGGAATATACTGCAAAATGTGATGACGCGATAACTCAAGCTAATCTTTTGAGCACTTTTAACTCGACTGATGGAGCAACTGCTGGTACTCAAACTAATGGTCAATCGACTGTTAAATTGGATATCGGTACAGCTGCTGCAACTTGTCAGTTTAAAGTTGTAAGAACGGCTAACGATCCGGCAAACAATGATAACACTGTCTTAAACTCGAATGTAATCGTCATGATTGCACCGACGGCGGCAGCAAACAACTAATAGTTAGAATAGGAGTATAGAACTATGGCAATATCAAGAGCACAACTAGTCAAAGAACTAGAGCCTGGTCTGAATGCACTATTTGGACTAGAGTATAAAGAGTATGCACAAGAGTGGACTGAAATATTTGAGACAGAAACTTCAGACAGAGCTTTCGAAGAGGAAGTAATGTTAGCAGGTTTCTCAAATGCAGCAGTTAAACCTGAAGGCCAAGGCGTTCAGTTTGACGATGCGCAGGAAACTTTTACTGCAAGATACACTAATGAAACGATTGCATTAGCATTCGCTATCACAGAAGAAGCTATCGAAGATAACTTGTATGACAGACTTTCGTCTAGATATACAAAAGCGTTAGCAAGATCTATGGCGTCTACTAAGAATATCAAAGGAGCAGCTGTATTAAACAATGCGTTTGATGCAAACTTTGCTGGTGGAGATGGAAAGGCACTTTGTGCAACTGACCACCCTACATTAGCTGGTTCGTTCGCAAACGAATTAACAACAGCAGCTGAGTTGAACGAAACATCATTGGAGCAGTCTTTAATCGACATCGCTGCATTCACTGATGAAAGAGGCCTAAAAATTGCGGCGCAAGGAACTAAATTAATAATTCCTTCAGCTCTTCAATTTACTGCTGACAGACTTATGAATTCTGCTGGTAGAGTTGGCACTGCGGATAATGATATCAACGCAATTAGAAACATGGGAATGATTTCTGGTGGATACACTGTAAATCACTACCTAACTAATGCGAAGAAATTCTTTATCATGACAGATGTTCCAAATGGTCTAAAACATTTCAACAGAGCACCTATCAAAACTTCAATGGAAGGTGACTTTGATACTGGTAATGTAAGATACAAAGCTAGAGAGAGATACGTATTCGGATTCTCAGACCCTAGAGGTATCTTTGGATCAGATGCAACGTAATCTTAATTGATTCTAAAAGGGGCCGCCTCAAAACGGCCCCTTTTTTTATGAAGGGTGTGATATGAAAGAATTTCGTGTACAGATTAGAGCTTATGGCTATTATGCAGATTTTAAAATAACTGCAGAAAATGGCCCTATTTCAATAGAAGATGCAATAGTTGACAAACTAGGTAAAAATGATATTATCTGGGAAGATGAAGGGTTTTATAATCGTTCACGAAACTATATAACCTATGAGGAGGTTATAAATGGAGGAGATGATGCAACATCTACAAAGTCTATACCAGGAGAAGAGAGGTCTAGATCTGAAATGGGAGCAGGAGCATCTTAATGAGGGTAGATATACTCTCAATATGGTTAAGATTGACAGAAAAGTCAGAGAAGTTATTAGCCATATAAAAATTGCAGAAGCTAGAAAAGAGCATATGCAAAATAAGATAGAAGACTCTGAACCTAAAGTTTCTGTAGCCACTTAAGAGCTACAAACAAAATCAACACAAAACCACAGCCCTCTTGCGCTACATTTTCGGGACCGATTAAAGCGGGAACGATTTCAAACACTACTGGTACTACAGTTGGAGATGATGTAAAAAACACAGGACATGTGTTAATGGTACAATCATTTCACATCTCAAACAGTGATACAACTGACACAAGTGAGACAGTGGTAATTCCTGCTAAATCACACATTAAAGATATTTTTGTTAATGTTGAGGTAGCATTCAATGCTGGAACAACTAATAAATTAGATGTTGGTATTGTTGGTGACTCAGATAAATTTATTGATAATGCTGAAGTAGGAACACTAGGAACAGTC